TAAGAAGTGTGAACATAAAAATTAACAAAGAAGGCGCAGAAACAATAACCCCCACAATTTCAACGGCAGGAATAGCAAATAGCCGGTTTAGGCTATTCGACGAAGTTAGAAACATTAATCAGCGCGTAGCCAATTTAGAAAAGAATTACTAACTCCAGAAAGGAGTTTTTTTTGTGCCTCCATTAATATCATACTTTCCTTTTGATAGTGGTTTGGGTGAAAGTTCTCGGGAAAACCGCTGGCGCGCAATGATGACTTGGATGCGTACAACTGGAATATTAACCGCATCTCCAACACTAAATACAGTTGATGATGATAATTTTGTATCGCCGGGAACAGGCTTAGAAGTACAAATCGCGGTCGGTGACGCATGGGTACAAGGACACATGTTCCGTCATGCGGATGACCCTTCGTACTTAGAAATACCCTATAACGACTCTGGCTCAACAAGATATGATCTTGTTACAATCCGCGCCGATTTTGAAGCAAACACAATTTTATATCATCTTATAGAAGATTCTATAATACCCATTCAAGATCAAGAGATTTGGGACTTGCCCCTAGCTATTATAACCGTAGAGGATCAAGCGACAGAGATTACTAGCGGAGATATAGAAGATGTAAGAGTGCGAAGCGTGCAAGGGGAGGCAGGTTCAAATGTGATCTCTGTTTCAATTAACGCAGAAACAGTTGACACTAATACCACAATTAACCCCAACGCCTATCGCTTATTCAATCTTACTGTAGAAGATGATTTAACAATTACTATTTCAGATTTTTCAAGCTCTTCAATCACTAGCAAAGTAACTATTTACCTCATCCAAGACGGCACGGGCGGACACACGGTTACATTTTCCGGTAATGTTCTTTTCCCTGCTGGTATACAGCCAGCGAACACACAGAATGCAAACAGCATGGATATGTACGAATTTGAATGGAACGGAACAAATTGGATGTGTGTTAACAACACAAGTGATTATTCGTGATTATTACAACTTCCTTATACGCTGGATGGGAATTTGAAAACAATGCGGACGAAATGCGCGGCATGACAATAAACTCTGTAGGATCGGGCATCTCTTATACAAACGGAATTGTAGGTAGAGCAACTTCTTATACAATCACAAATGGCGGTATAAGTGCAGGAACTACTTCAGATTTTAAATTTTTTCAATCCACAGGAGTATTTACTATTTGTTGTTGGATGCGTTTAACAAACTATAGCGCAAACTTGCTTAAAGTAATGTGTTCTATGGGTGCTTTAAGCTCTTCCACGACCGGTATTGGCTTTATCTACGACAACAGGCAGTTAGCAGGCGCAACGGGAGAATTCACTACGCGTTCAATTCGGGCAATGTGTGGAAAAAGCAGTGGGGCTATGGTCTTTGATTTTGCTTGTAAAAATGCGATCAACGACAACGATTGGCATCACGTTGCGGTAACTTCAGACCACACAACCAACGCGATTTACGTAGATGGCGTGGCACAGACATTAACTCTAAACAATACAAATACAACGACGAGTTTAGACGCAAGCGCAAACTTGGTTATTGGTTATCGCGCAACGAACAACGATTCGAAATTTGAAGGCGATTTATCTAATCTTTATTTTTTTAATACTATGCTCTCAGAGCAGAATATAAGAAGAATAATGCATACAATGCACCCATTTAATTAAAAGTAAAAGGGGGATGTAAACATGAATAGTATAACGATTTATAGAACGCAAGGCGCAGATAATCTAGTAGTCGATAGCGGTGGAACATTAACGGTAAAAGAGGGCGGCACGTTATGCATGGAACCCGGGTCAATTTTATGTAATAGCTTTCCTACTCCACCTACCACCTTGTCAGCTTGTAGGATTATGCGCGACACAGATATAACACTAACGCCCGATGTCGCGGAAAATATTCAGTTTAATACGTCTATATATGATTCTTCTAATATGCATTCTACTACTGAAAATAACGATAGAGTCTATATCCCAAAAGACGGACTATATAACATATCATTCAATGCAAGATTTATATGGGAAGAAGGTTCCGCTGGATTATTGACTTTTTCTGTCTATAAAAATAACGGGTCAAATAATACTATTTTTTTACAATGCGGCTCAACTTACACAATCGGAGTTAAGGATCACATCGCAAATGGGACAACTACGCAAGAATTTGAGGAGGGAGATTATATCTATGTTGAGGCATACCGGGGTTCCATTGCAACCGGAACACTAGTAATCTATTCTATTGCAGAATATAGCCCTCTTTTAACTGTTACTTATTTGGGAGTAACAGCATAGTCCACACACAAAAAAATCTTGCTTCATATTATATAATATGGAGGGGATAATTTTGCCTATAGACATGAATATTAGCGGCTTTAATGTAACAGGATGTGAACAAGTTCCTTTGCTAGTGAATAGTTCTTCTATAGTCTCAAACGTTGACTTTTACACAGTTCCGGCAGGGAAAAGACTTTTTATAGATACAGTTAGTACTAACCCTATGGAGTGGGTAACCAATTTTTATTTATCTATAAACGTGGCAGGTAATTACTATCAACTTCCCATTCGTGGTTTATCTCTTGTTTTTTACATCGCAGAGGCCGGGGAAACTTTAGCATATTCCACTACTTCTGCAGACCCTACAAACATTTGGGTTAGGGGAATTTTGTTCGACGATACAAATCCACTAAAAACAGTAAAAAATCTTTCTCTAACGGCTGGAGATAATACAATATATACAACCCCAGCTTCTACGAGTGCTTGCATATTAAAACTAAACCCTTTCTACACCACTCTTTCATTTAATAATCAAATAATTTTTATCGCAAATTTTTCGGGAGGAACGCGCCAATATCTTTCTCACGTAGTGCCTAACGGGTCTTCTCCTTCTAACTCGAACTTGATCGGAGAAACTTCTATTAAACATTCTTCAATGTACTTTATTATTAACAGTGCAACACTCAATCAAGGCGACTTTATCAATGTTAACTCATCGGCATCGGGAGGAACCCAATACGCTTGGGCAACTGTTTATGAGTTTCCATCTTAATATTTTTTCGCTCTAAACCCCTTAAATTTAAGGGGTTTTTTTAATGGAAAAGGAGGCATATAAATGTCCGTTACATTCGATTATTTCCCGTTCAATACAGGGCTGGGTGAAGACTCTTACGAGGATCGTTGGAGAGCTATTATTTCAACGATGCGATCAAACGGAGTAGTAGTCGCAGGGCGTTTTATGTCCCAGCCAACCGGCGCGACCCCTAACGATTTATGCGTGTTCACAGATCCGGGTAACTTACGTGTCAGGGTGGGATATGGGACGGCGTTCATAAACGGACAAATGTTTCAAGCCATTACAAATAATGCAAGTCCCCAGTATACATTGTTAGATGTAGAGCCGAACCTTGGGGGGAGTCCTCGCACAGATTTAGTTGTAGCGCGTGCAAATTATGCAGAGTCAACAATAACATACCTCATACTTCTGGATACGAACGAACCTGTTATAGATGCGAACACATACGACATTCCGCTCGCTCAGTTAACTGTACCCCCCTCAGCTACGGAAATAATACAAAGCAATATTTTAGATCGTCGCGTATCTTCCAACCAAGCTACATTTGCCCCAATGCTCATAGCTCGTCGAATTGTAGACCTAGCAATACCAGCAGGTTCAGGAGTTAACACAGACCCAACAATAATACCATGGACAACGATCGAGCGCGGAAATATGTTTATGCGCGACCCAGACGACAACACAATAATCAACATAAAAGAAACTGGTGTTTACGATATAAAATGTACCATAGCTTGGGACGGAACAATGGGCGATACTACACTTAGAAAAATAACGATTTTCAGAGAGTCTGAGGGGGTTACAACCTCTATATCTCAAGCATCCGTTGTAACAAGCGGAATTAACACTGTTTCGGTGATATGCAACGCTACAAGGACAATAGAACTATCTCAATTTGATAAAATATACGTAGGTGCATACAATTATAACCTCTCGAACGCTACCGAAATAATCTTCGAAGGGAACTACTCTCCCATTATTTCCGTAATAAAAATAGCGGATTCCGTGGGAATAGAAAACTAAAAAAATATTCTATAATTTATCCCACTCAAAAAAAAGAAAAAAATCTTGAATCTAAGTATGCATATGTGTATAATAGTAAACATTAAAAGCAAGATTTTATATGAACTAAATGGAATGTAAATTATGCATAATATATACATTCAAATTAGCAAGAATTTTATATGAACTAAATGGAACACAGGGTGTATTTAAATAAAGATTGTTGCAAAAAAAAGCAACTTCTTATTTAAAAACTAGAATAGGAACATACGATGTGAAAAAAGAGGCCTTATATAAGGCCTCTTTTTTTGTCCGTGTTAATCGAAAATTAAAAGAGAGTCTATGGACTCTCCTACATTTTTCTATATTCTTTTCCTCTGTGAAATACAGATCGAATATGTATATATCTTTTATCCCAATCATATTGAAATGTTACTCTAAAGTCTCCAACACGAATTCTATATATTTCCTCTTCGCACTCTAAACGTATAACTCCATCCGTTGGAAACCAACTTAATTTTTCTATAGCATCTTTTATTCTCTTTCTTGTTTTTGTGTCTTGTTTTTTTAAATACTTCTCTGCTTTTGAAGGTATATCTTGAACAAAGTACCTTGTTTTATTCATTCCCCATCACGTTCTATACTTTTTTTTACATCTTCCCAAGATACTTTTTCTGTGCATTCCATTTGTTCTTTTTCTTCTTGCGATAGGTCATAAGACTCTGTTTTGAGACTCTTTTTCCATTCGTGTATTTCTTCTTTATGCGTGGGAGGCTCCGCCCAAACCTCTATCATGCGTAGTACCCTTTCGATATAAGCCTCTGGGACATTATTAACAGCGTCAATCAATTGCTTCCTGTGAAAACTCATATTTCTCACCTCTTGCACTTTTTTCACTCCCTTTTATATTTTCCATCCACTAAACATAAAATACTTCCCACTACTAAGCCCAACAATGCGCACCCAATAAGTATTATCCATGCCATGTCATTCGCTCTCTCTCTCCTTTTTAGGATTTGGCTGATCTCTTTCTATAAACCAGACGTTCCTGATGCGTATACATTTCAATTCTCCCCGTGCGCATAGTCTTCTTACCCAGCTCGAAGAAACACCCCAAATTTCTTGAGCCTCCAAAGACGACATATATTTATCAAAATCCATATAATAGCCCCCCCTAGGGGCTATTATAGCAGTTCCGAACGCGGAAGTGATCATCACGTAAAAACCACTTCATTAAATCTCAGTTTGAAATTGGGATTCTTTTTTATGTATACATACTCTTTTTTTATCTCAATAATCTTACCGTTTTTGATTTTAAGGGGGCAATTGTTGCTAATACTATTTGTTTCTTCGTTGTAGTATTTCCTGTAATCACCGGGAATGGATATTAGATAATCGTCATTTTTTACACCTGTGACGGTATACCCCTCATCATCGTCGTCTCGTATAAAAGAAATTTCTTTATCTTTTTCTAACGACCTAATAAATATTCTATCAACTTCTTGAAGTATATCGTCGTATTGTTCTTCTTCAAAAAACTCTATATAGTCGTTTACTGCATCTTCCAAGCGCATACTAACTTCCTTGTCAGACAGCTCAATTATTAAATCCTCTTTAACTTCTTCTTTTAATTCTTTAACTAATTCTAAAGCAATTCTTCTCTCTAGATTCATGTTCATACCCTCCTTTTTATCTTACAAACATAGTGTATCACTTCCGGAAGCGGAAGTAAATTAGAAAGTTTGTTCCCTCCCCCAATTAATAATGAATAATTTTCTAGGAATGCTTTAGTACCGCGGTTTTTCCTCCCCTCCCCTACTTTGCATATTAAAAAAACAGCCCTCTGGGGGGCTATTTTTGGAATGTACTTACACTAGGGGAATTCAATATTCAATCACTTTTCAAGCATTTATTTTTTTAATTCGTATGTACGCCATTTGTACGGGATAGTACGTATCCTTTTCAATTATCCTTCCATCACGAGTGAATAATATATCCGTAGAGTAGCATTGATCAAGGTCATTCACCCCCGTTAAATCTCTCCTAAAAAACCATTCTTCTAACTCGTTTTGCTTTTCAAGTATCTTTGTCTTTTTCACTCTGTGTACTTCGTATTCACCTTCTGAACAGTCGCATTTAAACTCTAACGACCCTATCTGAGGGAGTTCTAGAAGTATTTCTGACTCTTTTATTGTACGTTTACAATCGAGACATCTTACATTCGCATCATGCAATATAACGGATTCTACCTCTTTAATTGCGCTCATTTTTCAACACTCCTCCTCATCGAATCTTCTTTCATTTTTCAAAAATGAAATTTTACTCCAGCATCTTTTATGGATGGCCTACTCTTATTTTCTTTTTTCTTTTCTTGTTTTTTGGGTTCAATATTCAATCCCTGCGACTTGTAATTTACCATTAGATATTTAATAAACGATGAAAATGAATTTACGTTGCAAGCATCTTCATATAATTCTTTTTCGATCGGATTATCAAGGTTAAATGCTACTCCCTTAATTTTTTGTTTAGACATAAGCATGAGCCTCTTCTAAGGTGTGAAAAAGCCCAATAACATTACCGTTCCGTGGGTCTTCCGGCACATATGCACGGGGGAATTTCTCTTTTATGTAAGGGTATACCACATGGGCAACACCTCCGAATATCTGTGTCAGGCAATCTGTATCCCAATCTAACTTACCAGATACATTTATGGCTGTCTTAGCGAGAGAAGAAGCCATTTTTTTTATCTCATTAACGTTAATTTGGTCATCATTTTTTTTGGAGAATCCAAATTGTTGTTTAGTTGTTTCCCACCCATTCCATTCAGTACCTGATTTTGCGTTTACATAGGTAGGCTTGTTATAGAGATAAAAATCATAATAGGCAAAGTTTATTGTTTTAGCTCCAAAATCAAGAATTTGCGTATTCTCGTCGCGAGGATCTGACCAAAATGCCATAGCCCCCTCTTGAGCGATAAGTAATTTTTCATTTATTTTTATAGAGCATTCCCTAGTAGATGGCTCTTTTCTAGTCTGCTTAACGAGTTTGTACCTCACTTCATGTGTTCCTATAAGTAGCTTTTTTATTGCGTTTGTTTCTTCTTTAACTAACTTTTTAATTGGAACAATAACACCAAGATCAATATCGCTTTCGATCAGATCAGCATATATCACTGATGCGATCACTTGCACCTTTAGTATTTCATCTGCTTTTGATTCCCCAAAATTAGATCTATCCCTACCGCCGCCCTCTCGCTTGGCGAGGTTACCCACCCACCATTTCTTACCTTCAATCTCAATTTCTAAGTCACCCTCTAGCCATACTGGATTATTTTGATGAACGGCCTCCGCAACGGGACTAGGGAATGCCCCCATGAGCGTGCTAGATTTGTATTCTACTTCACTTCTACCTGCATCAACTGCCAAAAGTGTCATTTTCTACATCTCCTTTAATTTTATTATTTTATAATTATTAAAGTATTATTATATTATTCGTCCAAAACCGTACCAAATCCTCCTTTGATTTGTACTTATTTTATTATTATTTAATTATTATTAAATATAGAGAAGGATATTTAGAAGGGTATACCGTATTTGATAACAGGGGAATACCCATAAAAAAAGAAAAAACGCCCACCGGTGGGCGTTCTTCTGTTTATGTATTATGATTAGATTACTTTTGCGATTCGTCTACGTATATTGTTCGTTTATTTTCTACAACTCTCGATATAATTATAACAAATCTTCAAATTTGTTGTCAACTTTTACAATTTGTTGTCAACTTTCACAAAATAATATATTATGTTTATAGATACATAGAAACAAAAAAAGATTAGCTCCATTACCTGGGCAGGTAAGCTAATCTACTACAAATTAAGATAGGGTTATTATAACATTAACTCTATGTGTTTTCAAGAGTTTATATATATTAAACTTATGTAAAACCTGCCCAGGGACTATTATTTGGGGAGGTTTTTATTCATGGAAAAGTATTATCAATCAGAACTAGAAGTAAGGGCGCAAGCGGCTTATGATAATCGTTTTAATCACACACTACATTGCCACATCGACATTGCTGGAGATTTAGTTTCAGGAACATTATTAAGTCAAATACTATTCTGGTTTGCTCCTACCAAGGATGGGGGACGAAAAGTCAGAGTATATCAAAATGGACATTATTGGCTCGCTAAGGAAAGAACAGATTGGTATGAAGAGATTAGAATATCTCCTAAACAATTTGACCTTGCTGTAAAAAAGCTGGAGAAACAGGGTCTTATCATAAAAGATATTTTCAAGTTTAATAATAAGACTACTATTCATGTACGACCTAATTCGGAGGCTATAAGTCTTGAAATTGATAGGTGGAAATTAAATATTATGCATGAAATTGATCAAAAACAAAGCTCAGAATCCCCAACACATATGGGATTTACCGAAAGGTCAAATCTAGAATTACCGAAAGGGGAAATCCAGAATTACCGAAAGGTAAAATCTAGAATTACCCAAAGGGGTATTCCTTCTATAACAGAGATAACAACAGAGAATACGACAGAGACAACAACAAGGCAAAAACATGTTGTTGTTGTTCAGGAGAAATTTGAATCTCTCTTTAAAAGCAAGCTGAACAAGAATCAACCCGAGGAATTAATCACCTTGGCAGATAAGCATGAGGTTGATGTGTTACAGAAAATAGAGAACACGCATGAGTATCACACGAAGGTAGAGCGTTGCAGGAGCATAATGGCTTCAATCAAGCGGGCTATAACACATGGGGATTGGGAGATTACTAGAGTAGACAAGAAACAATCTAACAAGAAACAATCTAAACCCCTTCCCAAGGCTGTTCAAGCTCAGCTGGATAGCAAAAAGAACAAAGAACAAGAAGAGTACACACGCGAAGAGATTGTTGAAAAGAAGTCAAAGCTAGAAACATTAGTAAAAGAACAAATAGAAAATTATTACGATAGTGTAATAGAGCTTGAACAGCCCGAGACTTTAACAGATGAACAAAAAGAAGACCTCGAAGCGAGACTAGAGTATTGGAAAGAGAGACAAGAAATCTTAGGAGAGACACGAGATTCGAAAGAGGCTATCCAAGAAATTCTTTCACAACTAGCAACGGCGAATTAAGATTACATAGTTAGATATAAATCGCCACTGTTAGACAAGCTTTTGAAATGCTCTCAGCTCGAGAAAAACGCCCCTTCCTGACTCAAAAAATACAGTTTAATACTATGACAAGGGTAGGGGTAATAAAGTCTTTATATCGGGCAAAATATTAGGGCAAAAAATGAGAAAAAAAAATCCACTCATGAATACAAAAAAACAAATTTCTTTTATTACTTGGAGAGTAACTTCAGTAACCCACTTTATTTTTTTTGATCTTGTGAGATTTTTCTGGAAACATGACTTCTAACATGTTCATTATTTTTTTACGCTCTTCTGATGTGAGGGGATGTGAATTAAGATTAATATCGTCTCTGAATAAAATATACGTTAAATCTTTCTTAAAGTTTAACGGGTCTGTATCTTCCTGTTCTTCTTTTTTATAATATCCTGCTTTCTCTAATAATAGGAGAAAGTCTACACTTAGAGGGTTAGATAATTTGATAAGTACTTCCGCAGAAGGCACATCTCTTCTTCCGTTTTCTATATTTGCGATATACGGTTTTGACACTCCGGACGCTGTAGCAAGTTGGCTAAGGGTCAATCCCATTGTTTTTCTAAGTTGGCGCAAGAATCCCCCGAACTCTTTGCTCTGTTTTTTTATTTCCATACGTTACTTCCTCCCTATATAATATTATACTCCGTTCGTATCCCATCGTATCCCAATGGTTTTATCACCACATTAAAAAGAGTGAAAAATAAAAAAAACACAAAAAAATAAACAAATCTTGACATGATTCGATTTATCAGACTTGTTAATATTGTTTGTTAATATTAAGATTGTGAGACACCGGAATGAATATAAAAAGGGGTGTTTGCGTGAAATTTCGTCACTGCTGTTTAAAAGCTATTTTTAATGTTGACCCCGATAAAAGAGAAATTGAAGAAATTTTTAAAGATGTTTTTAAAGAATACCCTGACTACAGTATATTTAAAGAAAAAATTATAAGTACAATTGATTACTTTGGCTTACCCAAACGATGAATAGATTCTAACATATCATTTAAAAATTCTATTTGCATATTATTTAGCTCTACACCCTTATATGTAGGTCTTTGGAAGCGCATAACTTCTTGAAGATCTATTTTTTTATTTGTTTGCTTTTTTAATTCCTGAAGAGCGTACATATCTTTTTCACACATCTTTTCCTTCTCGTCTGTAAGCCCGAGTAAATAGTCCGCAGAACAATTAAAAAGCTCTACAATGTCCTTTAGTTTTTCTGATCCGGGCAAAATTTTATCTGTCTCATATCGTTGTAGTGATTGTTGTTGTAAACCTAGCTTGTTCGCCGCTTCGCGTTGGCTCCAGCCTCGTTCTTCTCTTAGATTTTGCAATCTCTTACCTAGTGTGTCCATATAGTCTCATCCCCTTGAAATACATTTTAGCTTTTCGAATGTAAATTTACGACAACTATTTTTGTAAAAAAACAAATATGTTATTGACTTTAACAACAAATTTGTTGTATTATTTATTTAGACAACAGCGACACTGAACATTATAACCCAATAATCAAGTACCCGGGGTAATGAAAATGAGAAGAACATACTTACAGAGCGAGCGAAGAAGTAAGCTACTTACACAAAGAGAGCTGGCAAAAATAATAGGAGTTTCAAAAAGTTCTATATCGATGATCGAAAACGGATCAATGGAACCAAGCTGGCAAGTAGCACAAAAATTAGAAGAGTTCTTTAAGATAACAGCAAGCGAACTTTTAAAAAAGGATGATAAATAATGAACCTAAAACGACAGTGGGTAATGAAAATAGCACACTATAAGGCAAAAATAAACAAGCATCATCATAACACGTACAAAGAAGCGTTGTCCGTCTGGATGCTGGAATGCTGGAAAGTCGTAAATGGGAAATCAGAAAATGCAGAGCTGGTCAAAAACTATATGGAATTCATGGCGCAAGATCAAAATTGGTTAGGTGAAATGTTTGCAAAAGCATCAAGAGCTTCTTAAAAGCAAAACGCCTCGCATGTGGAATATGCGAGACGAAAATAAAAAACAAGGGATGGAACTTTTATGGAAATCAAGCAAAGTATAGCACAAGCATATGTTAAATTTCAATCAGAGTTAAAGCCAATAACAAAAACAAAAGAAGTTAAAGTCGGAAAATCATATTCATATACATATTGCGATATAAGCGAGATTGTAAAAGAGATTCAAGCACCACTAAAAAATAACGGTCTGGCATTTAGACAGATTATAGAGACAACTACTGAGATGATCAGCGTTAAAACAATACTTAGTCATGAATCAGGAGAAACACTGGATTTTGGAACATTTTCACTTCCTGTAACAGACAAAGACCCACAAAAAATGGGAAGCCTGCTCAGCTACTGCAGAAGATACTCGTTAATGATGATAGGCATTACTGTTATAGATGAAGATATTGATGCTGTAGACACAAAAAATGATGAAGCGACTGTAAGCGAAATAAAAAGAAAAAGACAATATAACAGTGTTACTAACTCTAAGGAGAATACTAGTTTGAGTAACAAACATGACGACGTTAGAGACAAGAAGCACGAAAACGCCAGAGCGGCAGTGATGATTATGTGCAAAGAAAAAAATATATCGGATACAGAACGAAAAAAAATTATGTTTGAAAGAACGGGTAAATCTTCAACAAAAAACATGACAATCGATGAAATGAAAGACATGTACTATTACATTCGCGAGCTGGAAAGGGATAGAAAAAATGCATAGAGTCGTTATAGTGTTGTTCATAGTCGTAAACATTTTAAGCATCTTGCAGTTGAGAGTGTCGGTACAACATGTGAAAGCTGAAGAGGAGTATAGGTTCGTATACAAGGGTGTGGTTCAGGAGGACATGGGGGAATATATCCCCCCCAAAATAAATTAGAGGTGATTAAAATGAACACATGTCAATTCTTAGGAACAGTTTACAAGACTGCAGAGTTAAAGCGAACGAATGAAGGGACAGCAGTTTACTTGTTTACGCTAAAAGTACAGCGAGGAAGCGGAAAAGGCGAAGTATTTGTACCCGTTCGCGCATGGGGTAATATTGCAGAAAACACAATAGAACACATAAAAGAAGGAAATAAGTTGCATGTTACAGCTTACTATCACGCTTACACAATCGAAAAGGACGGAGAAAAAAAGTACAGGCATAACTTTAATGCACAATCGATTGTTAACTTGTCTGAGAACATTAGAGAGCTAAACATAGACGAGCTTGACGACTTATTTAAGTAGTCCAAGGGGCGGATGAAAATGTTTTGTGTAGAAAAAGTAGCAGAAGCTGAGAGATACCTTCTTGGATGCGTGTTTATAGATAATAACGTTATGTTAGAAATATCTACATTGAGCGAAAATGATTTTTCTATATATTATTACAGAAAAATGTTTAAAGAGATGCTGAATCTGTGGGAAGAAGATAAAGAGATAACTCCCCTTTATTTTGACAGTGATCTTGCATTCAATTTAATAAGTAGCGTTACTACAATACATAGCGTTAAACACTATGTAGAAGTTGTGCGCAGAAATGCTATAAGAAACAGAGCGATTGAAGTAGCGGAGAGAATAAAAAATTTTTGTAACAGTACAGAAGTAGAAGAAGAAGAGAGCTATTATAGCGAGATTGATAACATAATCGATGGACTAAGAAGCGAGAAAAAGGGCGGACTTATTACAACGCAAGAAATGAAAATAAAATACATGAAACATCTTGAACAGCCGGTTGAAAAGATAGAAACGGGATTCAAAAGATTCGACGAGTGGTGCGGCGGACTTGGAAGGGAATGGCTGTACATAATGGCCGCGCGTCCATCGACTGGAAAGACAGCCAAAATGCTCCAGATGGCACTGCACATGGCTGTACATGGACAAGTACTCTTGTTCTCCCAAGAGATGAAAGCAACTTCGCTCTATAGCCGCATGCTCGCAAATCTAACGGGTATATCCCTGTCTAAAATACGTAGAAAAGAGCTTAATCAAAAAGAGATTGATGATATAAAGATTAATTTAAATGCGCTGGAAGAGATCTACTTACACATAGGTGACAAGGGTAGTTATAGTGCTACAGAAATACGAAATGAAGCGAGAATAAACAAAAAAAAGTTCGGCAAGTTAAGCGGAATATTTATAGACTACTTAGGAATTATGGATATACAACATAAATCAAACAAGACATATGCGCAAGCTGTAGGAGAAGTGAGCAAAAAAATGAAATCTCTTGCGCTTGAAATAGATTGTCCGGTTATTCTTTTGTGTCAACTCAATCGAGAGAGCGAAAAAACAGAAAAACCTATGCTGAGCCATTTGCGCGATAGCGGAAGCATTGAACAAGATGCAGACATTGTAGAGATGCTTTGGAGAGACACACAAGAAATCGATGGAGATAAAATAATAAACTCGAGCATTGTGAAAGGTCGCGACACAGGTGTCAATGAGTTTAAATATAGATTTGAAGCACAAAAACAAAAATTTACAGATTGGAGATGACAAAATGAACAGCTACGAAGAAGTGAAGAGGAATCTAATCGAATATCTTAAAAATGAGATTAAAAATGAAATTAAAAACGAGATTAAAAAAGATATTGAAGAAAAACAAAAAAAAGAGATCACTCTTGGGGAACGAATACGGGAACTAAGAAACGAAAGAGCATTGAGCCAAGAAAACTTAGCAAAAAAACTAGGAAGATCTGGAACGTGTGTATCTAAGTGGGAGATGGGAACCAACATCCCTAATTACCCCTCTTTACTAAGAATTGCATATTTTTTTAACATTACTATTGATCAACTCTGCGAGGGAACGAATTATAATTACGAGGAAAAAAAGAATAAAAATTCTCGAATATACGACGCAGGGACAAAGTTATCCAGAAGCGAGCTAGAAAGAATTGAAAAAGTGTGTCAGAAAAGGGGTCTTACAAAATCGAAAGTTATACGAGATTTAATAAACGCTTATGCACATGAAGAGGTGATCTAATGACTTTATGGGAGTACTATAACAACAAAGCAAGAAACGGGGAGTACGACAATGAACCAGCATTAGAAATCGTTCCACATGTTTCTTTAAGGGGACAACGGGTATCCATGGGATGGACTCAAAGGGAATTGGCTAAAGCTTTAGGAGTAGCTGAATCATTTATATACAAGATCGAAGAGGGTAAGTATGTTCCCAATATTTTAGCTAAAAAAAGGGTTATAAACTGGATCTCTGACGTGACTCAGTGTGGGTAGATCGCAAAAACAAAAGGGCGATCGTTTTGAGCGTTGGTTTGCAAAAAAGATTGGTGGTGAACGAGTGCCACTTTCGGGAGCATTGGGCGGCAAGTACGTTGGTGACGTAACAGGGCTTAACCTGACTTGGGAATGCAAGTCTAGAAAAGATGCGTTTAAAACGTATTATAAGTGGCTTGAAAAAGTTGATGCACTAGTTATAAAATCCGATCGGCAAGAGGCGTTAGTCGTTATACCCCTTCAAAAATTCCTAGAGGGGTGGTCTAGTGCAAAACAACAGAGAAGTAATAAAAACAGTTGAAAAACATTTGTATGGATACCACGACCTCAAGAAAAAAATTGCGGACAGGAAACTAGATATGATACTGTCCGCACCAGCACAGCAGGAAATTAGAAATAAACAACCCTCTGACCCAACGGGTAGGATTGTTCTAAGAATGAGCGCAGATCACAAATTAGATCGATGGATGAAGATTATTCTAGCTGTAGATATTTCACTTGTAAGTGTTGAATATGAAAAGCGTAAAGTTATAGAGTACAAGTATTTTATGCATCCCGATGAAACATGGGAGAATGTAGCAGATTTGCATTATGTAGATGTGCGCACACTAAGAAATTGGAAGAGTTATCTGGTACATGATATCGCAACACGACTGGGGTATTACTATTAAAAATTCACTATTCTAAATATGTAGAACTTTTTTCCGCTTTTGACAAAAAAAACGTGTTAAAATGGTAGTGGGTAAAATTATAGCCTCTTGGGAGCCTTGCAAAAGGTTCCATTTTTTATGCAAAAAATAGATGTCTAAAAAAAAGGAGAGTACCCAAAATGCGCGTTCCTATTGAGAAGTGGGCTACTCAAGAGAATTTGGAAGTGCTTGAAGGATGGGGCAGAAGGGGTCTAACGTTCGGTCAAATAGCTGAGAACATGGGAGTAAGCATAGGAACGCTTACGAACTGGAGAAAAAAGAACGATGATATCCGCAAAGCTCTCGAGGCGACAAAAGAAATTGCAGATTTGCATGTAGAAAATGCGATGTTTAAAAGCGCATGCGGATTTTACTATAAAGAACAAGTAGTAACAAATAAGGGTGAGATTGTTTGGATTCAAAAATTTGAGAAGCCGAACACGACAGCGCAAATATTTTATCTAAAGAATCGCATGCCCGGCATCTGGACAGACAGACGAGAATTAAAGCACGAGGCAAAAATAGAGAATGTAGAATATATAGCGCGCTGGGGGAAAGACGATGTATCAGACGGAGAACAGCAAATTCATAAAGACAACGATGATATGCAGAAATGAGTATATTAAAGATAAATATATGCCCGAATTTGATTTGTACTCTAAGCAAAGTGTGTTAAACATGCTTTACGACTATGGAACAGTATTTATTAAGCCAGACGAGTCGACAGGGAATAGGGGAGTCATTAGACTCCGTCTGGTAGAAAATGGTAAAATTGAATTAATGGATTCGTACGGGAAAGTTAAAGAAATTGACGAAAGCACACTACCTGAGTGGTCGCAAACAAGATACTTTGTACAAGAAGCAATAGATTCGATCGGATACGATGGGCGCAGTGTAGAAGTTAGAGTGTACTTACAGCGTATGCAAAGCACTTGGGAAGTACGCGCAATAATACCAAAGATCGCGCCAGACGCTGAAAAATTTTCAAGTGTCTCCTATCGGGGCGGTACTACATTGCCCTTTGTCGACGTGTTCGGGGACGAATCAGAAGAATTAGAAAGAGAGCTTAAAAACGCTTGCTTACTTATGTCGGATGAGTTAACAAAACACATAACAGGTCTTAGAGAACTAGGGTTTGATATGGGCGTAGATAAACATTACAATACACGCTATATCGAAGTGAACACAAGGCCAGCGCTGGGCGCGGTACGGTTAACTAAGAACATGGTCTTGTACGAAACAATTAACCAGTATAAGCAGATTTTGCAGAAGATAGACACGGAGGAGGTTAAATTTTAGTGTTCCAAACGTGCCTAAACAAGTTTATGAAGACTAGTGTTATTAACGCCAATCCCAATCTACGTAAGCATGTTCCCGAGTTTTGTATGTACAATCGCCGCAACGCTATGTACATGCTTGAGAAACATGTGAGCGTATTTGTAAAACCAAACGAGGGCGCGAGAGGCTTTGGAATAGTGCGTTTAAGAAAAAGGGATGAACAAGTTATTGAGTGCATCGACCATCGCGGAAATGTTAAGTATACGAATTATTCACAGCTTCCTGAATGGTCTCAAGATAAATATATAATTCAAGAAGCTATAGATATACCGTGCATCGATGGACGGGTTTGGGATATTCGCATACATCTTCAAAAATTAAACGACACATGGGAAATAATGGGAAATATTTCTAAGCTTGGCGAAGAGGGAAAGGTTGTTACAAACAACGCTCACGGCGGTAAATCTATAGACACTGAAGAATTATTAAGTAGAGTTATAGAAGATAAAAGTACGATCTCACACACTATTTTTATGTTAGATACACTCTCTGCAGAGATTGCGTATACGCTAGAAGTAGAGTATGCAGGTATACGAGAGCTTGGGATTGATCTCGCGTTAGATAAAAATAATAACATTTGGATAATAGAAGCTAATACTAACCCACCGTCTATATTGTTCAAGAATATAGAGTTTGCATGCAAAGCAATAGACCGAAATAAAAAATATTTGCGCGCAAATGTTGAAACACAAAATTTTTCTTTCGAGGCACTATGAAAGCGAACATAGATCTATATACGCCCCACGCTGGACAAATAAAGATTCATAACGCTATAGAAAAAACACGCTTTGTTGTGGCTACGTGTGGGAGAAGATTTGGGAAGACACTAGCATGCACAAACGAAATTGTTAGAAATGCGTGGATAAATCCGCGGAGTTCATCCCTCTGGTGCGCTCCCACGTACGATCAAAGCAAACTAGCTTTTCAGGTAATAACAAGTAATATATCAGGGGCTATACATAGCGCAACGCGAAGCCCAATGGATATTACATTTAAAAACGGGAGCGTGACACAGTTTAGAAGCACAGAAAAGTACGATAACCTTCGTGGGCGCGGCGTTGATCTGCTTATTTTAGACGAGGCGGCAATGGTGAACGGAAGCGCGTGGAGTGAATCTTTAAGACCAATGCTGTCAGACAGAAACGGAAAAGCCGTCATTGTATCAACCCCGAAGGGGAGAAACTGGTTTTTCCAACTTTGGAGCCGTGGGCAAGATCCAGAATTTCCTAATTACGCTTCTTTTAAGTTTCCTACGTCTGCAAATCCGCTTATACCTCAAGAAGAAATCGAAGAAGCGCGTCGGACGCTTCCGAGTGACGTTTTTCAGCAAGAATACGAAGCAGAGTTCTTGGAAAGTGCTGGGCAAGTTTTTCGAAATGTTACAAATTGCGTGAGGGATCATCTACATGAAAAATCAACGCCGCTCCCCCAGTCTAGGTTTATAGCTGGCTGGGACATCGCGAAGACGACGGATTTTAGTTGCATAGTGATTATGGACAGAAATACAAAAGAAGTGGTGTACTTCGATAGATTTAGAAGAATTGACTATACATTACAAGTTAAGCGCGTAGCGAGTTTAGCGCAAAAATTCAACAAAGCGCGCGTAGTAATGGACTCCACAGGAGCAGGCGATCCCGTATTAGAGCAGATGCAACGCGCCGGGGTAAACGTAGAGGGTATTACGTTTACAAACAGTTCAAAACAAAATTTAATTGAGAATCTTTCTGTTATGTTAGAGAAAGAAGAAATAACTTACCCAAAGATTGAAGTACTGATAAATGAGTTAATGAGTTTTGAGTACGATATGACACGCGCTGGAAACATACGTTATCAAGCACCGCAAGGGATGCATGATGATTGTGTTATTGCATTATCGCTAGCCTGCTGGGGAATAAAACACTCTACTACACCCAGAGCGAGAATGATACGCTGGAATTAAATATCAGGGGGCAATATTATATGTCTAGCTTAAAAGAGTATTTCACACTAGATAAAAAAGAAGAGTTGAAGCACAAGAAAGAACTAACAATACAGATGCTAGAAAGTGCGCTAGAGCATATTAAGAAAGATAATATTTATGTGTACAATATGCGCTGTAACGAAGAAACGAAGACACACCTTGATCTACGAGGAAAAAGTACTGTATATGAACATAATTTTTCTTTCTATTCATGTGATCCCGAAAAAAATGAAGCGATGATAACAAAGGAATAGGGGGTAATTGCATGGACGAAAATAATCCGTTTCGGGTTTTGCTTGGGTACATTATAGCGTGCGTTGTTGTGTTCGGGTCTCTGGGTTGTGCATTTGCGTTAATTGTGTGGATTATAAAAAGCTTCTGGAATGCTCTTAATACCATCCTTTAAATACATAGGGGGCTTAACATGAAGAATTTTCTTAATCTTTTCGGCAAGTTATTTTCTTCCGAAAAAGAGAGAGTAATAGAAGATAAAAAAGAGAGAGTAATAATAGAAGATAAAAAAGAAGCGGTTGAAGTAAAAGAGGAATGTGTTGAAAATCAAATAGAACAAAATTTATATAAGATATTAGATACACTCCGTCCCTACGTCGGCTTTAAATTTAACACAGAAGATAGAATATATGAGATCGCTTACCAGTATCAGCAATTTAGCTATTACGATAATACAATATGTGTCAAAGTATGCGATTTAGAAGACGAGGAAATAGGACTAATTAAAAGCAGGTACATTTATTATTCTATGTATGAAGAGTACAAAAAATTTTTAGGACACTATCCAGAGATGTTGTCCTTTTTTGCGGAAGAACAAAAAATAATGAATGAAGAGTTATTAAAAATAACATCAGATAGGTTGACACTCCACACGGATTCATCCGTGGGATTCTCGAGTAGTTAGCGTTCTCAGGCCATTTCTGTTTCGAACAACTCTCGAGTTAAGGGCGGTGTCATCAGCCCGTCCCATGCAGTTAGAAATGTACCCACATGGGCGGTGTACCTGTTACCAGTACACTAGATTGTTTTACGCAGTCAATGCAACCTCGTACTATACTTCCGAGGAGAGACCTACACAGTAGGATGAGCACAGCTCATATGATGATTCTACCAAAAGATAGTTGCTCTTACCACCTCCTTTTCGGAGGTGCTGATCAACGCCGACTTTCATCCCACCCTTGAAAGAGTTGGGCTTTCACTCGGCGATGTTCTGTAATGATAGTAAGCGAAGCACTGACGGAGTCTGATATGCAATCCTTTAAGAATCAGCGCATGAGGGTTATTAACAAAGTGGAGGAATGACCCTACGCAATAAATTTAAAAAAGGCGGCTATATAAAATGGAAAAATTTATGAGCGAAGAGAAAATGAAACAATCAGAGGAAGACAAAAAGTTCATTTCGAAATTATTGCTTGAATTCAAAAAAGATTTGGAAAAAAATGAAGGGGTAGTGAGTTGTGTATATTTTAACCTTATAAAAGAAGAAAATGAGGGAAATTATACCCGGAAAGGAAAATTTAAATTCGAGAAATATAAACATGAACTGATTTTTGATATAGTGCGCTCTTTGTCAGATAATCAAAATGAATTGGATGAAGATTATAGAAAAGAAGCTCTTGGGGGCGTGGAAAAGATACTATTACATTTAAAAAGAGAAGATGTTTTGTATGCCTGCGGTGAGGAGATGCGCTATGGAATGCACGAAGAGCAAAGCATACACCGCAACACTATAACAAAAAAATATAATTTCGAGGTGCATACTGCTAAAAAGTAGAGGGTGAGTATAATGGTATGGTTTATACTGGGAGTAATCCTAGGCTGGGCATGCGGCCGTATATTGAGGTGATCTTATGCAATTTAAAGACAGGGTTAAAGAACTTAGACGAAGCAGAGGATGGAGTCAACAGGATTTTGCGTCTAAAATAGGAATAGGTCAATCTGGAGTGGCCGGTTACGAATCGGGTAGAAAAATAGCTTCGCCCGACAATCTTATTAAAATCTCAAAATTATTTGGGGTATCTTTAGATTATCTATTGGGCGTAAGTGATGAAAAGATAGTCTACCATTCTGGCGGACAGATAAAAGATCCTGATTTGATTCATCTAACTAACTTAGTACGTCCTAAATTAAATGGGATTTCCGTCACAGACGATCAATGGAAGATGATTACAACGTTTTTGGAAATGGTGGCAAAGAATTTATAAGATAGAGGCAAGGAGAGGTGAGCGTATGGAAGAACTAAAAATTCTGGGCGTAGCTATTTTATTTGTAATCACGTTTTTCGCGGGACGATGGTTGGGCTATGAAGAAGGGTGCAAAGATAACAAGTATAAATTTATGCTTCACACATTTATGGAGGGGTTAGAAGCATGTTCGATAGAAGATGAAGATAAGAGAAAAGAAGCGATGAAAGAAGTTGAAGAAAAATGTAAGAATCCATATGCATTTATGAAGAGGTGATTGGGTGACACTAGAAATAGTCTTAATGTGCGTTCTGATAGGAATCGGAGTCGCATTACTGCCGCAGCTATTAAAAGTTTTAATCGGAATAGTAGCAGGTGTACTGGGATGTATTCTACTCTGTGTATTGTTTATAATGGCGGTAAGCGTAAATATATGGAGAAGAGTTTCTTTAAAGAGGTGAGCGGATGTATCCTCCGATACAACAAAAAGATATCTACATAATAATGAGAAGCATCGATCGAATTGGAAACGATACGGATACGCCATGCGCTCAATTAAGGTACGGGAGTAAATGGATTAAATACTTTCTGGGCATACCATATGAAGAGAATATAAAATTGTTGAAGCGCGTATATGGTGAGAGGTGAGCGGATGGAATTAAAGATATATATATTTGCAGATAATCATGATAGAGAGTTTCACGAAAAAGTTCACGCTGTAATTGCTTATACAGAAGAAGAGGCTAAAAAGATTTTAGAGTCTATGAGCTACAAGGGTCTATCACTACTGGGAACTCAAAATATTGAGCGACGTTTAATAATATCCGCTCCATTTCTAAGTAGAACAATTTTCACATGTACACACCCATGTTGGGAGAGGTGAGCGGGTGGAATCGAAAAACGAAAAAGCAGAGAGATACTTAATACAAAATCTTTTTAAATCTGTCGTTCCCAATCAACATGTAGAAAAGTTATACGAAATGATGGGCATTCTAGCGGATATGGGGATCGAAGTAAAAATAACGAATCATGTTCCCGACGCATCTAAAATGCAAATCTCGTTGCAATTGTGGATTGACGAAAAAATAGAATATGAACAAGTGCTCAAAGGTGATATGACAGAAACATACTTTTTCTTTCAGCATTGCAAGAACAAGATACTAGATCTATTAGCGATGGCTATTTATACAGAAAAAAAAACGGCGTAATAGGACGAATAGGATCAATAACGTAACGTTACAAAATAATTGTTTTGTTACTACACGAGGAGGTTATTAAATGCTCGAGAAAAACGTTCCTGACTGGTTAATGGCAACAAGTATATTGCTCATATCCGTTGGTATATCAGCGTTTTTAATCGCCGGAGCATATAGGATGTTTACGGGTAATTGGTAGTCATTAAGTTGTAATTAGTACTACCACCATACTCACAAACAAGGTAATATCCAATACTTAGAATAATAAATACTATTCTACACCACGACAAATAGCACTAATACTACATTTAAATACTAGCATTCACAAAAAGCAATCAAAAATTATACATATTATAAATGATTCCATATTATAGTAATCCTACTAAATTGAAATGAGGTGGTGGCGGATTATCGAAGATGAAATGGAATTCGTATCACATCACGAGTTGAGCGACGAAGCAAAGAAAGTAATTGAGGATTCACGAAAAGAACTTATCGAATACATTATTGAAGAATACACGAAAGATTATTAAAAAAGGCACACCCAACAGGGTTGCTTTTTTTTATTGGAGGGGATGGGAAAGGTGAAGCTACGTAAAAACACATTCAAGTACATTGAACAGGAGATCTATAGTTATTACGAGACTAGAAAGCGCGCGGAAGAAATAACCCTTGATATTGCTTACTCCACACCACCCCAACATGAAATTCGCTCCACAGATATAAGTGATCCCACATTTGTCACAGCACACATTTTAGCTACGCATAAAGAAAGACTACGTATGATCGATACAGTTGAAGCCATCCACGAATCAATATCGTCATTAGATCCTGAAGTCTACGATGTTCTTAATGATAAGTATTGGACAAGACCGTATCTATCATGGATAAATGTAGCTGATATTCATAATATTGGAAAGTCTACATTGTATCAATGGAGATCCCATTTTGTAAAAAGTGTGGCAATGAGATTGGGAATGTCATGAACATCCGGAAGAAATCCGGAAAATCAACGCATATATACATGATATTGTGATATCGTGCGAGAAGTGTATGCTTTTTCCTTGCTAGTTAAAATAAGCCTTCGGGGCTAATTTTTTATATAAAAATGGAGATGATCAGATGGACTTCATTAATACTATTAATTGGGAAAATGTGTTGTATGCGATATTCACCCTTTTGGCGGCAAGTGGTGTTACATTCAGCTGGCTCAAGAAGATGTGCCAGAAGATTGAATCTACTAATTTACGTGTGGAAGAACACAGGGACGAGATACGCGAGATTGTGGCTGAAATGAGAAAGGTGATTGAAAACAATAAGGGGGCTAAGCAATGACGCGCGTTAAGTTTATTGCCCCTTTTTTGTATGCGGATACAGTAAACACGGTTGACTATGTAATAAAAGTCGATCGCGGCATTGGCATTATGGATGGTTATCTAAATGACGATCTAGCGCAAGAGCTGATTGGGTTGGGATTAGCGCAAGAAGTCGAATAAATTTAGGGGGGTGATTTAAATTGTAGTAGTAGAGAATTTAAAAAACATAGCCCGAAAATGGTGGGGGCAAATGCCGTGGCGGATGGCGGCTTTTGGCGGTAGTGGCAGTATACAAGCTACACAATACAGATATGATCTAATGTCTAATATGGCCTACGGTGGAAACCCTATTGCGTATCGCTGTATAAACATGATTGCCTCCTCGGTCGCCTCAGTACCTTATAAGCTCTTTGAGCGACTAGCGGACGGAACGGAAGTGGAAGTAGAAGAAGCCCCCGTTTTAGAGTTACTTAAAAAACCAAACCCCTTTACCGCGAAACAAGATTTTTTCCACAACGCTATATCCTACCTGCAAATTTCTGGAAACACTTTTATACACCGTGTAGGCGCAGATAATCGCCCCCCCACTGAGCTTTATACATTAAATCCCCAGTATATTACAATAATCCCGGGTTCGAGATACGAAGAATATATAAAGTATTACACGTATGGAAATAGCAGAGAAAACGAACAAATAGAACCCGAATACATTTGTCATCTCAAGCTTTTTAATCCCGTGGATAACTATTATGGAATGTCCCCGGGACTCCCGGCAATTCGGAGCATTCAACAATCAAATTCAGCTATGACTTGGAATGTTTCTCTACTAAAAAATAATGCCAAGCCCTCCGGCGTGTTGTCTCCCAAAAAGCCAATTTCAGACGATCAATTTGACGAGCTTCATCAAGATCTGAGTGAGAATTTCACAGGCGAATTTAACGCTGGAAATGTAATGGTCACGAATGACGTAGAATGGCAACGTATGTCCCTTACGCCGTCGGAAATGGATTGGCTAAAAGGTATGGTACATGCTGAAAAGCTGATTGCTGTATCTTGGGGCGTAGACCCCGTTTTGATTGGCGATTCTCAAAACCGGACATACCAGACTTTTAAGGATGCGCAAAAGTCTTTTTATTTTGATACGGTAATTCCTCTTTTATATAAAATTCAAGATTATTTCCTTAACGGCTGGTTATTGCCCCTGTTCCCTAATACGCAAAATATGTTTTTTAGATACGATTTAGATGAAATTGACGCGATTACAGAAGATAGAAACCTCGTGTATGAGCGTGTGCGCGGTGCATTAAAAGATAAGCTTTTAACTGTAAACGAGGCGCGCGATGCGATTGGCTATGGAGAGATATTAGAAAGCGAAGCGGAAACGGAAGATGAAACAGAACAAGAAGAGATTGAGGTAGAAGAGCAAAAAGAGAAAGCAGAAAGCCAATATGTACAATCGGTCGAAAGATTAAGAAAAAAGTGGGATATCGTAACGCGAGTACAAGTTTCTAACTTATTCGATAAAGAAAAAACAAATGTGATAAGGGCTGTTGCTGATTCTACAAAAGAAGAAGCACTATACAACGCTCTTAATGCAATCAACATAGATGACTGGAGAGACTTGTATAAAAAGATATACTCAAGCGTTATGCAAGATTTCGGAGAAAAAACGGTACGCGATTACAAAAAGCAGGAAGATGAGGACATTTTCGGAAATGAAAAATATGCTGTACTTGTATTTATAGAAGAAACGATAAAGGGAAGAACAAAAGAAGTAACAGACACAACAAAAAATAGACTCACTGAAATAATCCTCGGGGCAATCGCTTCGGGGATTTTAGATATAGAGAAAGCAATTGAAGAGTTGTACAAACACGATACGCCTATACGTTCGCGAGCAATTGCACAAACCGAGGTAATAACAGCCGGAAACGCAAGCACACGTTTCGCCGCCAAGGCGATAAACCAGGATCTAAAAAAGGAATGGGTTGCGATTATGGACGATCGTACAAGAATAACACATCGCAACGCGCATGGAGAAATAAGAAACATGAACGAAAAATATTCAAATGGTTTGATGTATCCGGGAGACCCACTAGGTCGCCCGGAAGAAACAATAAATTGCCGATGCGTAGAGGTTTACCACTTGTAAATATGGGGGTGATTATGTGTTAGAAACAAAAGATTATGTTTTTAAAATGGAAAATTACGATGATGAAATAGGCACATTTTCGGGGTATGCATCTACAAAAAGTAGAGATATGGCAGGAGAGATTATAAAGCCGAACGCCTATAAGAAGACATTGCAAGAAAATCCCGAGGTACCTATTTTGTATTGGCATGATCCTCAAAGACCCGTAGGTATATCTAGGAAAATGATCGTGGACAATAAGGGGCTTTACACAGAAGGTCAAATCGATTTGAACACGGAACTCGGCCGCATGGTTTACTCTGGCATGAAAAATGGATATTTAGACAGTCTCAGCGTGGGACTGCGCGTTATAAATAGAGATAAAAAAGAACGAAATGTAATTACTGAAGCACAACTAAAAGAGTATTCCATCATAACCAAAGGGTATCAAGCAAATAAAGACAGTTTTGTACAACGTGTAAAGCAAGAAGAAATAGATATAGAACGCATTGTACGAAACTTAATGGAAGAACATCCACTTATATCTGAGATGAATTTAAAAATGAATAGATTGGAAGAACTGTTGGCCGAGCCGCTGGATAGCACTCGGCCTTTGTTGTGCCCAGAGCCGGGTAATCCCACTTTCGGCACTAAGCAAGAAGACGCACACACAGCGCAGATTTTAGATGTTATTCGTAATTTCAAAAATGAGCTAACGAGGTGATCTAATGTCTTATCAGCAAAATGCGGTAGTACTCGATGAAATACGTAGTCTGCATACGAAGTTTATAGAAACAAACACACAGAAAAATGAAGAGATAACAAAGCTTGGGCATGAAGTAGCGACAACAAGAGAACAGTTAAATAGAATGCATACAGACATTGAAGATTTAAATAAAAAGTTTATTGTTCGTCCCAAAATCGTAGACAAAGTTGAATCCGAGCATGAGCAAGCGTATAAATCGTATTTGCGCGGTGACGAATTAACAATTAAGGCTGTGTCTGGAAACGAGACAATAGACCCACAGGGCGGTTATTTTATACCTGTCGAGCGAGCATCTTGGATTCAAGAATCACTGGTGCAATGGAGTCCCATACGGCGTTACGCTCGCATCCAGAAGGTTTCCGGTAAAGACTTCGCTATTCCCGTCCAATACGGCGAGGATGAGGGGGGTCTTTTTCAAACCGGATGGACTGCAGACCGTGGCCCAGTTCCACAAACGGACGTAGGCCTAATCCGCCTAGAGACGATCCCCACCAATGACATGTATTGCTTAGCTTTAGCTACTCAAGACATGCTGAACGACGTAGCGTTCAACTATGAAGCGTACATGGATCGTAACGTTGCTAAATCGTTTGCGAAAAGAGAAGGTAGAGCTAATATACTCGGTTCAGGTGTCGGCGAACCCCAAGGTCTTTTGACTAGACAAGGCGTTAGAACGGTACTAAGTGGCGTAAACGGCTCTATAGGGGATTCTCCAAACATCCTCATTGATCTTTATTACACACTCCCCGATTACTACGCTAGATACGGAACTTGGTTAATGCATAGATCTACTATCCGCCAAATCCGCGAATTCATCGACGGAAATGGGCAATATTTGTGGACTCCTAATTTTGGGAATACAGCCGCTACCGAAGCACCATCCTTGATTTTAGGTCGACCTTATGCGGAGTGCATTGACATGCCGGCCGCTAACCCTGTCACAGGATTGTTCGAAACTGGGGCGCAACCAATTATTTTTGGGAACATTGAGGAAGCGTATACTATTGTGGATCGAGAAAATCTAACCGTATTACGCGACCCCTACAGCGCAAAACCTTATGTGACTTTCTACATGCGCTCTCGCGTGGGTGGTCAGGTTATCTTGCCAGAAGCTATGGTTAAGCTTGAATGTAGCGAAGCTTAGAAAAAAAAGGAGGTATAAAAAAATGGCATCATGCGATCTTTATAACAATATAAATCCCGTTATTGCGATACCAATGGAACTTTACAGCGACGACGGAAAAACCGACGGAAAAGTAATAAACATGCAAGGATATGAAAGTGTTGTTTTTACCATTATAACGGGGGAGAATCCTGTTACGGACGGAGACTTCACCTTTGAATTGTTAGAAGCAGATTTGGATGAAGAAACAAACACCCCCGGATCTTATACCCCTGTTGACCCCGACAACATCCAAGGTGCTTTTCCTGAAGTACACGGAACCGAATCAGACTTAGATCGAACGTATAAGGTCGGTTATGTTGGTAACAAACAGTTCTTACAACTTGTTATGAATGCGGAAAATACTGATGTTGGCTTAATAATTTGCGTAATCGCTGTACAAGGACACCCTCGCCATGCCCCCACTCCTGAACAACCCACATTAGTTCCTGTGCCTGCATGACAAGAGTTAGAATGATGTTTGATGCAATAGAGCGTAGCGAGAATAATAACTTTATTCTCTACGAAGCAGGCACGTCGTACGACGTGCCTAACTTTATTGCGGAATCTCTTTTAAATTCAGGAATGGCATACACCGACAAAGCTATTATGGGGCGCGCTGAGGTGATAAAAGATGCCAAAGATAATTATTGAGGAACCACTCACTCTACCCGTTTCGGTTGAAGAAGCAAAAATACATTCTCGTATAACTACAAGCAATGTAGATAATGATGCATCAATTGAATCGATGTTATATTCTGCAACAAAACAAGCAGAAAACTATACATGCAGAGCGTTTATAACACAAAAATGGAAGCTGGAAACACAAAAAATATGGCCTTATTTAAAAATTCCGCGACCGCCATTACAGCCAGACACGGTAGAAAATGTAGTTTTTCGCGATTCTATGGGTGTAGAAACGCCAATTGATCCAGATACGTACTACGTGGATCACATTCAGCAACCAGCCATACTAACATTCAAGACGGGTCAATACCCCTTTCCTTTCTCAAGTTTTAACTGGGGATGGGGAAGCCCGGCTTCTAACGTTATAATACTGGAATTTACCGCAGGGTACGGAGATGACCCGGAAGACGTTCCTTGGCAAATAAAACAGGGAATCCTCAATATTTTTGGATTTCTGTATGAAAATAGAGAGTCACAAATGATGGCGTGCGGAGCATTCGACATACTAAACCCATACAGGGTGATGTACCTATGAAGCCCATAAAAGCAGGACAATTAAGAGACTTAGTTACTATACAAAAGCCCGTCTATTCCGAAGACGGGGGCGGAGGAAGCCCTACGAACTGGGAGACTGTCGGGACTGCATGGGCGAGAGTGAGAACTATTCCAGCATCCAGTTTTGGGAATATAGAACAGTTTGAAATGGGACAACTAAGATATGTGCAACACTTTAATGTGCAACTAAGATTTGATATAGAAATAGAAAACGAGTGGCAATTACTCTACAGAGAAAAAAAATTACGTGTTATATCTGTGGTAAACGTAGATGTTATGGACTGGACAACAGAGTTATATTGTCGGGAAGGGGGCTAATATGGACATAAAAGTAGAAGGGCTTAACAATTTACGAAATGCGTTTGAACAGTACGCGCGCGATAACAAAGCCGGTCTTTTAAACATTGTCGCTTCTGCTTCTACTTCTATAGAGTCCAAAGCACGCCAAAACGCCCCACGAGACTTAGGCAAGTTAAAAAGTCAGATTAACCATGTTGTTATAGAAAAAAAGGACAAGATAGAGGGACGAATAAGAAGTGATGCTTCTTATTCTCTATTTGTAGAAGAGAAAACAAAGCCTCATTGGACATCTCAGAAAAATTTGATAGGCTGGGCGAGAAGAAAGGGTATACCTGTTCGTTTAGTGCAAAAAAGCATAGCTGAGAAAGGGACACAAGCACAACCCTTTATGGCTCCTGCCGCAAAAGCTATATTCCCCAAGACAATAAGAGAAGTAGCGATAGAATTGAGGAAAACATGAGCAATAACACAGGAAGTCCGTTATGGGCAGTACAAAAAAAAATAAAGGAAGTTCTTACAGAAGACCCTGTCCTAATGAGCAAAGTGGAAGGGGTCTTTAACTTTGTAAGACCAAACACAGAAGTGCCCTATGTTCAGCTCGCACAATTTACATCATCCCAGTGGGGGGCATACCACCCTTACGGGCGTTTAGTTGTAGCAACAATAAACGTTTGGAGCCGATATCTTGGATTCAAGAGCGCGGAAGATATCGGAAATGATGTCATACGCCTGTTGGTCTGGCAGGATCTTCCCCTAGATTACCCGTGGAGCAACGACAGCTCATTACTCGATACAGATTCGATTAACAACGAATCGGATGGAATAACAAGAATGTATCAGATGAACTTAAAATTTTTCGTAATGATGGATGAAAACTATGTACCACCAGAGCCAGAACTATAAAAAAGGAGTGATATAAATGGCTTCTCTGGGTTTTCGTGGTCAAATTTATGTAGGGATTCCTGATGGTACGCCGCCCGATCTTACATGGTATTCGATCGGGCAAACTTCGAACGGAACAATAACATGGGACGGCGAAGAGGTAGATACTACGAGTTACGACACAAACGGATGGAAAACAAGCATGCGAGGGCTACGAGGGTGGGAAATATCTCTCGAGTCTTTTTATTTGGAGGACAATATAGGTCAAAATGCTATACAAGACATGTTTTTTAATAGTACAGACGACTTAACATATATGTTCCGCTTTGTTCCAAACCGAAAAAATCAGCCTATCGTTAACCCAACATGGGAAGAGATGATCTACTTTGAGGGTTTGGGCTACTCTATGGGAAGTGAATTAAACCCTGCATTAGATGGGGCAATAGTTATATCTACTACTATAAAGGGAACAGATGAACTTAACAAAGTTGTACCTGAAGAATCGGAGGCGTAAAAATGGCAAGAGAAGTAGAAATAATTCTAGATAAGCCACGTAAGTTTAAACTTTCATTTAAAGCCTATCGCCAAATCGAAAAAGTTACAGGGAATACTCTTAAACAGATTCAAGATAATCCTGAATTGGGCGAAAATATGGATACCACGTTGGCTATGATCTGGGCTGGTTTATTACATGCATACCCAGACATAACTTTGGAAGAAGTAGAAGACATATTAGACAATATGTCTATGCAAGAAATAGAAGCACAGCTACAAAAAGCACTACAAGAAACATTTGAAGACATGGAAACGACGGGAAAGACCCGGAGTCCGAAGGCTGGGAATGGAAAGAAATAAAAAAAATAGCCTTCGGACTCTTAGAATTGAACCATGACGAATTCTGGTCGTTGTCTATCCCAGAATTTAGAGAATTATGCGACGGATATGAACTTAGATTACAGAAACAACGCGAGTTAGTCGCATGGCAAACGCTTCATATTCGCAACGCGGTTGAAGGAAAAAGAAAAACTACTTTCAAGCAACTCATGAATACATTCAAGGAACCGGTAGACACCGACGAGCAATTAGAGCGTCTTAGTAACATTTTTGCAGAAAGGAGGAAGCGAGAACTTGGGAACAACGACAGTAGCAACCCTTTTGGTGAAAATTGGGGTAAAAGTGACGGAACTAAACAAAGGATTATCAGAAGCAGAAAAGAAAGTTTCTGGATTCAAGGGAACGCTAGAAAAACACGGTAAAAAAGCCGCGCTTGTGTTCGGTGGCATGAGTGCGGCAATAACAGCAGGATTATCTAAAAGTATTTCTTCCGCGTCCGAGTTTCAAAGTGAGTTAGTATCTTTGGGAAATTTAGCGAATGTAACGGGAAAAGAATTAAACGCGCTTGGAAGAGATGCAATGAAGATGGGCGCGGACATGGGAATATCTTCTAAAGAAGTCGTACACGGCCTTGGAGAAATGAAAAAGATTGGGTACGAGACAGCCGAAGCAATGAAAATACTACCACACATTATGAAACTCGCAAAAGTGCGCGGAGTAGAGTTTTCTAGCGTTCTGCAACTGACCGAGAGTGCTATGTCTGTTTTCAAATTAAGTGCTTCCGACACGCAAAGAGTTACAGACGCTTTTAACAAAACGATGAAGACAGGTCTGGTTAAACTAGATGATTTGAAGCAGGGTTTTAAATATGCCGCTCCAGCCGCAAAAGCGGCCGGTTTGACGGTAGAAGACCTAAGCGCGGCAATTGGAATACTGGCTACGAATGGAACTAAGGGATCTAGCGCAGGTACCACTCTACGCATGGCTTTAGGCCGCCTTGCGTCCGATAACAAAAATGTAAAAACAAGTCTAGATCAACTAGGCATATCGATAACAAACGAATATGGAAAAATGAAACCCTTCTCACAGATCGTGGAAGAGCTAGGCGGCGCGCTGGGGAAAATGAGTGATAAACAGCGTCTAAGCACCGCAAACATGTTATTTGGAACCGAGGCCGCGTCTGGAATGCTTAAAATATTGTCGCAGGGACAAGGAAAATTTACTGCTTACGCTAAGTCTATAGAAGACTCTTCCGGAAGTGTAAATAAAGATTTTCAGAACGTGATGAAGACGCATAAAGAAGTAATGAATCGCCTTAAAGTAAACACAGAGAATGCTGGAATCTCGATCGGAAATGCTCTTATCCCAGCTCTTGACGGAGTAGCCAACGCGGTAAATAAGATTGCAGAAGCATTTAACAGATTGTCGCCAGAAACGCAGGGTTTTATTTCTAAAACCCTTGCCGCAGTTGCTTCATTTCTCGCTTTTATGACCGGTGTTTCTTTAGCAAGTAAAGCAATATCGGGGCTAGCTTCTGCATTACAAGTACTGGGCGGATTCTTTAAAGTATTATGGAGCGGCGTAATGTTTGTGGCTCAAGCATTCAGAGTATTAACTGTGGCGATGCTTGCAAACCCTATCGCGCTAATAATCGCCGGGGTAGTTGCTTTGGTAGCATTATTTATTTACTTCTGGAACACATCCGAGGGATTCCGAAACTTTTTTATAGGCATGTGGGAAGGAATTAAAACATTTTTTGCTGGTATTCCTCCATTTTTTCAATCCGTTTGGGATAGTATAACCTCGGCACTTTCGGCAGTAGGTACATTTTTCGAGGATATCTGGAATGGGATAACGGAGGGTGTAAGATCTGCTTTAGAGTGGCTATATGATCATAATATATATGTAAAAGCACTGGTTGATAAAATTGTAGAGTTATTCACTGATCTAAAAACAAGCATATCATCGATCTGGGAGAGCATAAAAACATTTTTTTCTAAAACATGGAACTGGATAAAGTCCACGGCATCAACCATATGGAATGCCGTTATAACCGCCATTTCTGTACCGTTAAACACAATTTGGAATGCAGTAAAAAGCGCATGGGAAAAGATAAAGAGTGCAACTTCTACAGCGTTTAACGCTGTTAAAAATACCGTCTCTAACATCTGGAAAAACATCTCGGATACGCTCGGGGGTCTTGCTAAAAAAGCATTTAATTGGGGATCAAATATGATAACTATGTTTGTGGATGGAGTAAAAAAGAAAGCGGCCGCAGTGGGCAAAGCGATCGCTGGCGTTGCTAAAAGTATATCTTATTCGCTTGGGTTTCGGTCACCTCCGGAAGGGGGGGTATTGTCAGATTCTAATAAGTGGATGCCGAATATGATGGACATGTTCGTAAAGGGCATCGATGCAGGGATACCCAAGCTAGAATCCTCCATTATGAATGCATCCGCCTCTATTGCCCTCGTTGGTGCTGGTGGAAATATAACAGATACGAGAAATACAACTGTAAATGTATACCCCCAGAACGCAAACATGACCGCGCGTGACTTAGCACGCGAAATGGATAGACAGAGATGGTTAAACGGTGGGGTGTTCTGATGTCCATAAAATTCGAATGGGTAGAGCCCATAAGAGAAACCGTCTGGAACCTTTCTTTACCTCCGTTTTTTAGTGTGCGTTACCGGTCGTTTCTTGGTGGATCAGCACCGCCATTCTCTGCCGTAACCGAAGAATTACCACTAACGCCCGGATCTTATCTGAAGTATGTCAACACCGGATCGCGCCAATTGGACTTAACTATGTTAGTGCGCGCCCCTAACGACATTGCATTATGGAATCTTCTTACAGTGCTTCCGCGAATATTTGACCCTATTAAGACCACCCCTGAGGGGAATTTGGTTCTTGGAAAACTACGTGTTACGATTCCGAATGGCATAACGAGAGAAGTTTTATGCATCTGCTCAAGCGGATTTAAAATAAACGAAGATTCTTTGTTGCCCAACGCTGTAGAAGCTACATTAACTTTTTTTGCACCCAATCCTTATTTTAGATCTCTTAATAGCAAAAACTTCGGAGGCACGATAATAGGTAATTCTCCCAAGTGGTTTCCCATTTTCCCCCTCGTTCTTGGTTCATCCGCAAACACAGCAGAATTAACAATACAAAACGATGGGGAAACAGACGCATACCCTACGTGGATCGTTCGCGGAACAGGGGTAAACCCAGTGCTTAAAAATATGGAAACTGGAAAAGTATTGGACTTGTCGGCGAATGGTGGAGTTATTTTAAATGCTGGGCAGAGCATCACAATAAACACAGAGAACAGAACAATACGCCGCGGAAACGTGAATCTTATCCCACGCATGACACTAGAATCCTCCTTTTGGCCACTTGTTCCCGGTTCTAACCGAGTACAAATAACTATGGATGGAATAGACGCTAACTCCTCCGTTTCTGGACAATTCGTCGAAGGATTTTTAGGGGTGCTGTGATGCAAAATCCACAATATGAAATATACGTTAGAGATAGAAACTTACGAAGAATAGCAGTAATAGAAAACTTTTCAGAACTGGAAATGAATATAAATTACAACGATGTCGGCGGATGGATAATAAAGATGGCGGATGGAACACGAGATGCCGAAATTATGAAAGCGGTTGCAAACGATGCACAAAATAGAGGGTATGGCGGTATCGTTGTAGTTAAAAATGGAGAAATATTTTTCTCTGGCTCGATCGGAGGAATTGAAGCAACTGGAAATTTTGCAGGAGCAAATGACATAAAAGACATCACTTTTTTTGGAGCAGACGACACTAGTTACTTAGCTATGCGACAATGCTACTCTAGGTGTCAAAACCCAGCACCTCCGCCCGAATTTACCACATGGTATATCGCCCCTTCCAACACGAGTGCCGTTCCAAATCCGGGATGGGGGAATGATACATACCCGAATGCCGGATTGGAGCCAGCCGAGGACGTTATACTGCATTATGTAAACGTAAATGCAGGAGAAGAAGCGGCAAACGGAACGGGAGGCGTTCAAGGTACTGTAGACAGGCGGATACTAAAACTATATACAGGAAATAACGCAGGCGGCCGCGGAATCCCGGTTAAATATACGACAAGGTACGATGGGCTTTTAGACACAGTAAAACAGCTCGCAACCGTAGGGGAATTAGGATTTAACATCGTGTATGGAGAGCAGTTCCTAGGCGGACAACACAAATCTATTTTAGATTTTAGAATATACGTACCACAAGACCGCACATCTACCGTTATTTTCTCGCATGGTTTTCGCAATCTAGGTGGATATAGATATAAAGCAGAAAGACCAAATACAAATTTTGTCGTTGTTGGTGGTCAGGGTGTAGGGACACAAAGAACGTTTATGCACCGCGGAGATGATTTCACATTTGCGCCTAATGCCGGAACACAACCCCAATGGGGGTTAAGAGAAAATTTTCTAGACCGGAGAGACACCGACAACATTGACGAGTTATTGAACGCCATGGATTATGAACTAATAGAAAACACAGAAACTATAGAATTTGAAGTTAAAGCATTAGATATAGAACCGACAAGATACGGCATAGATTACACACTGGGAGACAAGGTAAGTGTTGTGCTGGACGGAAGAGTTTATCAAGACATTGTAAGAAGT